ATTTATACAGCAAATAAAATACTTTTGTTGCGCAAATGCAAGAACTATTTTTGCGCAAACTTTATAGTGCTGAAAATCAATATATTTGTTTTTTTTGCGCAAACTATTTGCAACCATCAACTCTAATGTCGTATGTTTGCCTCCGATGACATTAACAGACATAAAACGAGAGCGAAGGCAGTTGGCAAAGAAGCTATACCTAGAGCATAGCAGCAACCCGTACATGGATGCAACTAAATTGATCGTAATTAAGTACGGCACTGATTGGAAAACTAAATATACTAAAAAAGATACACATGGACTATAAAGAGTTTTTGAAAACAAAGGTAGTGGTAGCTGAAAACTTTGGGATTGATATTGATAATATATCGCTTTCTGAAAAGCTGTTCCCACACCAAAAAGATATTGTCAATTTTTGTCTGAAAGGAGGTAGAAGGGCGATATTCGCATCTTTTGGATTAGGAAAGACATTTATGCAACTTGAAATTGCAAGGCAACTAATAATTAAAGAGGGAAAGAGTTTTTTAATTGTATGCCCTTTAGGTGTCGCAGGTGAATTTAAGCGGGACAATCAAAAACTAAGCACCGGGTACGATGTCGAATACATCACAGATACCGATAATTTTGAGGGAAAAGATATAAAAATATACCTTACGAATTATGAACGGATTCGCAAAGGCGATATTGACCCTGAAAAATTTTGCGGCGTTAGTTTTGACGAAGCTAGTATATTAAGATCGCTACAAACTGAAACAACAAACTACGTTTTAAAGCACTTTAAAAAAGTTCCTTTTCGATTCGTTGCAACAGCTACCCCTACGCCAAATGATTTTATAGAGATATTAAACTATGCAGACTATCTCGGTGTAATATCAAGAGGTCATGCCCTTACTAGATTTTTTCAAAGAGATTCAACAAAGGCGGGAAATTTAAAGCTATACGACAATAAGAAAAAGGAGTTTTGGCAATGGGTTTCAACATGGGCAGCATTTATTAATACTCCATCTGATTATGGATATGATTCTACTGGATACGATTTACCCGAGCTGAATATAGTAGAACACTGTGTAGGATACGATGACGGTAGAACGTTTTTAAATAGGTTTGGGGAAGCTATTTTATTTAAAGATGTTTCAAAATCTCTTTTAGATGTTTCAAGAGAGAAAAGAGATTCCATTCAGTGTAGAATAAATAAAACAACAGAGTTAATTGATTCTATTGACGAAACGTGTATAGTGTGGCATCATTTAGAAGCTGAAAGGTTGTTATTAGAACGTAGCCTGAAGGGGGGAAATTATGCTTCTGTTTATGGATCGTTAGATAATAAAATAAAAGAAGACCTGTTAATTGGATTCTCAGAGGGCAAATATAAGTATCTTTTAACAAAGCCCAAGATAGCAGGATCCGGTTGTAATTTTCAAGATCATTGCCATACAATGATATATGTAGGAATTGACTATAAATTTAATGATTTTATACAAGCTATGCACAGGTGCTATCGGTTTGGTCAAACTAAACAGGTGGATGTTCATATTATATTTACCAATGATGAATATGAGGTATTGAAAACGCTTAAGAGTAAATGGGCAAAACACATAGAATTAAATAATCAAATGATAGAACTCGTAAAAGAATACGGACTAAACTCAGAAATAATAAAATCACAAATGGAAAGACAGATATTTAAAAACGGCAAAAAAATAGTTTACGACAATTGCACTCTTTACAACAATGATTGCGTTGTTGCAATGGACGACATTCCCGAAAACCATGTAGACATGATTCTAACTTCAATTCCGTTCGGGGATCATTACGAATATTCGGATAACTATAACGACTTCGGGCATAATCATGGAAACGAAAACTTTTTTACTCAAATGGATTTTTTAACCCCAAAACTACTATCTTCTTTAAAGCCGGGAAGAGTAGCCGCTATTCATGTTAAGGATAGAATACGTTATTCATATCAAAACGGGACATCTTTTACGACTATTGCAGATTTTTCAGGCCAAACAGTTGCGCATTTTGTAAAACATGGTTTTTATTTGATAGGAAAAATAACGGTTACGACCGATGTTGTTTCTGAAAATAACCAAACATATAGATTGGGATGGACGGAACAAACTAAAGATGCAACAAAGATGGGCGTAGGGTTGCCGGAATATATTTTATTATTTCGCAAAGCCCCTACTCATATGGATAATGCGTACGCTGATCATCCTGTTTCCAAATCGAAAGACGATTATACTAAGGCTCTTTGGCAATTAGACGCACATTCGTATTATAGAAGTAATGGAAATAGGTTTCTGTCTTCTGATGAATTAAAATCAATGGAATCTAGTAAAATATTCGCCGCATGGAAAGCATTTAACAAAGAAGAGATATATGATTTTATAGGCCACTTACAAACCTGCGAAGAGTTAGACGAACTAGAGAAGTTAAGTAGTACGTTCATGTCGCTACCCATACACTCTAATTCAGATTTCGTTTGGACGGACGTTAATCGAATGAATACATTAAATGCAAGGCAAGTATCTGCAAAAAAAGAGAAGCATATTTGCCCACTACAATTGGACATTATTCAACGACTAATTAATAGGTATTCAAATAAAGGAGATACTATACTAGATCCGTTTGGAGGGTTATTTTCAACTGCATATAAAGCTATCGAGATGAATAGAAAGTCTATATCTATTGAACTTAATCCTGAATACTTTAATGATGGGCTTTTTTATATAAAATCAATGGAATATAAAATGAAAATACCTACCTTGTTCGATTTGATTAGTTGATATTAACAAATAAAACAGCCGCCTCGATTAGCAATATTCGTGGCAGCTGACTTTGCCACTAAAATTAATCCTTCGTATAAATAGTCTTTCCGTTCACTTTCGTAGCAATCAAAAACTCATCCTTTTTGCTTGTGGTTGGAAGTGATATATGTACCCACCCGCCCGAAGACGAATCGGCAAACTCGCAAATCAATTGCCCTACGGTAATAAGCCCACGTTGCACCATGTCCTTAATAAGTAAGTACAATTCTTTAGTTAAATAGCTTGTTTCGATGTCAGCAGCCTGACCATAACAATGCTGTGAGGTCTTTGAACCTCCGATGCCAACATTTACCGCCGGGCTTCTGTACCCGCTTGTAATGTGTATTGAGGTGTCAAGATACGACCGTATCAATTCGAGCATCTTGCATAGATCTGTGAGGTTGTTAATGACCTCCTGACTAGGTATATTGTCAATACCTTTGCGGGTAGCGTATTCTGAGCGGGTTAATTCCGCTAGTGTGAAGTTGGGGGTTAGGTTCATCGCTTCTTAAATGCAAAATATAATACGATTACAATCATGAACACGAATAGCCAAAACCAAGTGTTTTTAAAAAGCGGTTGCTCTATTACCGTATCCTTGCTTATTGTCTTACTTATGAGTTGCTCGTTTAGCGTGGTAATAGTCGTCTGCTGCTGCTCGATAACAGCGTTTAGGCTGTCTGTAAGGCACTCGATTTCAGAATGCCCCGTACTATCGCTTTTTATTGTGATGCTTCCCTTGTCAACCCGTAGGCGAATAACCGGGCTTAATCCTGCCTTCAATGAATCGCAGAATGAAGACATATTGATCGTGTCGTGAATCAGTACGGGGGCAAGTGTGACCGTATCCATAAGAAGGATAGTGATCGTATCAGACTTGACAGTTGTTGTCGTGTCGATTGTTGTCGTGACAGAAGTTGTCAATTGTGGACAACACCCAAAAAGCGAGATAAACAATACAAGTACTATGAGATATTTCATGTGAAACAGTTTGTAGCCCCCACTCACCCCTGACATCTATGGAAAACATCAAGGGCGGCGGAGGGTATTTTTACTTCTTATAAGGAACTCTTTCTAGTTCCGAATTGATAAGAAGCTGTATTAATCGTTCAACTCCTTTTGGAGTCAAGGCACGTTTGAATGTTTCGCCACCGCAGGAAACTTTCTTTCCATTGGGAGAAACAATGTGCCATTTCCATTCACCATTTTTGTTTTGTATGGTGCGGATTTTTGGGGACTTTTTTGAAGCCATTAGTACTTACCTTTAGCTGCAATCGCTGTCAGGATACCCTTAATAAGCGAAGTATCTGCCATACCATTAGCGGTCAATGCTGCGATGATTCCATATCCGATAGTCCAATACCAGTTGTATTCTGCAAACGCTCCTAGATTCAGGAAGTGACCTAATGAAGCAAGTGCCAAAGCAACTACCCAAGATGTAACCTGTGCGCCTGACTTTGTGATGTGAGTTACAATCCAACCCGTTACCGGTAATACAACGGCTGCAAGTGCGGCAACTGATACGAATATCATAGCGAACGGATCCACAGAACCGCCTCCGCTACCACCACCCAATGTGTCTTGAGCAAATAAAGAGATTGTTGGAATGCAGATTGCAAATAATGCAAGTGCAATAATTGAGAATACTGCTACTAATTTTTTGTTTTTCATTTTGTTTTGTTTTATAGTTTAAATTAAATTCGAGTTTCATCTTCTGAGTTATCATAATCAGGTTCTGCGAATAACTTTGTTAATAGATTGCCCACTTTACCCGCAATGAATAAAACAATCGTTACTGTTTTCATTGTACCCTCGTTAATAGAAAGAGCGGTCAATCCTGACGCTGTCCCAATATTCTCAAGCCACTCTCCAAGAATTTTTAATTTCTTTGGACGTGGCTTCATGAAATTCTTTAGTGAAGGTTTTCCGATGTCAGTATTTCCGATTGTCATTTCTTTTTCTTTTTGAACCAACCGAAAATTGTTTTTCGTTGGTTAATGAATAGGCCAATGAACGGCACCAAGTATCCCACTTTGTGTATCATTTCCCAAATGTCAAATGCGTTAGATTGCATCATAGGAGGCGGATGAGGTAAATAAATTAAGCAGTTGCCAAATCCAACAATCAGAATTGTGACAAACAAATATTCTAAAGGGTGCATATTGCTATCGTCTTCAAGTTGGTAATGTGACATTGTAATAGTGCTTTTTTGGTTATGGTAATTTAGCCGTCTTTAGTGGGAGTCAGGCGGTTAATTGGTTATGGCGGGTTTGGTTATTCTACTACTGTCTGTTTATATATTGTCGAATCGATTTCTGAAATTACAATTGGCGTACCTAGTCCGTCTGCCGTTACACGTTTCCGAACTTTCGGCTGTTCCATCATTCTTGCTAGGGATGCACTTAATCCACTTGCAGGTTTTATCTTTAGTGAATACGATGAAGTGAATGTTGTATAACCGATCGGTTTTATCTTTTGCTTTATCAATGCCGTTGCTCCTGTCTGAGTAGCATTGAACCCATTGACATAAGCAGTATATGGAGCGGTCCAGTCACCTTTATTACCTACATAATAATTGTAAGCGAAGGCAGTTTCATCTGAAAATATAGTAGTAATATTAATAAACGGACGACTCATAGTGACGCATGAACTTGCAAACATGGCGCATCTGCTCTTTGAATAATTGTATTCAAAAACAGAGTTGCCCATCTTGTCAGACTGAATATAAATGTGCAGATTGATAAAGTCATATAGTACTGCAATTGAATCGCTGCTGCGTTGGTCATGCCAACCGACATATACTCCGCTTGGGATGTTATTTGCTTTAGCATAGTTGCAGACTGTTCTTGAGAACGTCCACCATGCAGTGTAAGAGATAGTATTGTTATACGGCTCACCTTCATTCATTAATCCGTCAAACTTTGCTGACGGCCTTGTTTGTGCTTTCTGAAAGGTGTTGAACTTTCCAGTTACCGTTGCTGCATTGCTCCAAACAAAATACGTTTCGATGTTGTGAGCAGAACAGGAATCATTGAACCTGACTATCCACTTGTCCCAAGACGATGAACCAATGTATCCGTCAACTGAATAGATGTAAACTCTGTTGT